TTATCTGCTAGGATTTTCATCCAACAGTAAAGCCTAGTATAATAAACGTTATATTCATTCTCTCCGGGTCTGATATACATTATTCGGTCCTTATTTCGCAGAGATAACGCTCAACCAGAACGCCATCGGGGTTTTCAGCTTCGTAAACACTACCCCGATTGTTAATCAGGATCATGTAATATTCGCCATCGCGGCTCTTGATAATACCGCGATTGTAATGAACGCCGCCCTCCCGAATCCCATTGTCGAGAATGACCCTAACACCCGGCTTAAGATGACGCTTGCACATTAGAGCAAATCCTTCGTGTTCTGATAGGTTTCTTTCAAGTAGTCCACAAAATCCGGCCTTAAGGGCGGCTCGTGTGCTACCCTCTCTTGTATCTCATTACGACAGCTTTCGCAACCACAAAAATGCAAGCTTTCGTGAAAAGTCATTTTCTTGTTCTGAAAAGTTTTCATGCGACAAGTCTCCGATTTTCTTTTTCAGCGTTGAGACACAAACCGCCAGCGGCGGAGATAGCAGCGATAACCTTCAAGTTATCGTCAAACATGATTAGACCCGATTGTTTGATAGAAGTAAAGCCCAAAGATTGGACATATTCAGTCAAAAGCGTAACTTTCATCGGACCGTCCGGGCGATTGTCAGTCTCACCTTCACGGCTCAAAATGCCGTCATAATGCAAGCCGTGATGCGCTAGGAAGGCGTAATCATATTCGGACATAACGCGAGCCGTGCAGACGACGACATGATGTCCGGCGGCCTTGATAGCGCGCATAGAGCGAGCGAGAGGCAAAAGGCCATCTTGCATGATCTTTTCTCGCGTGCAGTTTTCGCGCCAGTGAGCAAGGTCAATTGACCCGTCCGGCTTGGACAAGTGGCGATGGCTGCTATCAATGACGGTTCCGTCAAGATCGAAAACGACGATTTGCATTTGTGTCTCTCCGTTGATGCTTAAACTTACCGCATCACCTGCTAGAAGTCTAATCACAAAATCGTGATCGTATTTATTCATTTAGGCCCTTGCCACGCTGGGCGTTATGGTGTAAAATCGGCGCCATATAGGCTGTGACAATTAAGTCACAGTTTACCTTGAGTGTTCTTAAGCCAACGATGATCATAGTTATTAAAGCTTCGTTCAACAAGCTTGATGAGAACGCCTTTCATATCTTCGAAGTTATCAGCCTTCTCAATCTCATCGAGCATAGCCTGATATTCATAGAACGCTTTAGCAGCGTTGAGGCTGACGCCAGTATCAGCCCTAAGCTTATTGATAGCGACGGCGGTGTAAGGTTCTCTCATTCTGCAATCTCTGTATAATAAAGAACCAAAGCCTTCTGTCTCCAATGCTCACGAGTAGGTTCATCTTCATTTAACCAAGCGCGTCTGTGCCCGCCCATATATGCATTGGACCTAGCTTGGCTCTCATAAAGAGCGATAGCTAACATTTCACATTGATAAGCGTTCATAGTCCCGCCTGCCTCTTTCTGCGTTTCCAGTCGTCTTGCACCTTCTTTATAGCCGGATGATATGCAGCCGTCAAGCGTTTCTTTTGATCTTTTGTGAGGTTAATAACATAACCATTAGCTTCTAGCTGAACGCTAAGCAAACCAATCAATCCACCCCAAAAGCCATGCGTTGAATAGCTAACGCTCCATGCTCTGTCCCGATCGTAGTTTTCGGAGAATAGCATGGAACCGCCATCAAAGCTGACAGGGTTGAGAGTAGGAAAGCCCGACTCACACCGGCCCTCATTCAATGCTTGAATAACACGATCAACGAGCATTTTTCATTTCCTCTGCTTCGATAGCAATGGCCGCCGCGCTGGCTTCTTCTAGCCAGTGCATGAACCCTGATTCCCATAGATTAGCCTTAAACGGATCGGCAATCAAGCCCCGCGAATAAGGATTATCAAGAACGGTTTTACGATTCTTTGCCGAATGACGGCCTTCCATGAATGCGTCGATCATTTGCCAAACACCCGGTTGATGTGATTGAGAGCGTGTTGCAACGCCTGTTCTTTGGTGACGCGAGGGCCGAGCATATCATAATGCTTATGCTTCGCAAAGAAAGCCTCTTGATAGTCAGGATGGTTCTTATTAGGCATTTCGTCTCTCCGTCTTGTTGATTTAATATAGGGCAAGCCTCTCACCCTGTCAACAACATATTTATTTTATTTTCTCACATTTTTCTCTTGACATTCTCACCTAAGTAGGGGGGTTTCGAGACCACCTTAAGTGGCACCTGCCCTCCTCCCACCCGCATGCGGTATTTTAGTAATATTTACCACTTTAGGTGCAACAGTACCAAACCCAACTTTCCCGAATTGTCCCTAGTATCCCATTATTCGGCTCCAGAGTCAAGACACATTTTACCCAATCGTCCCACCTCCCCCTAAAATTTTATCCTTGACCCCCTCCCCCAAAACGAGTATAATGAAAATATTATGAAGAAGGAGTACTCACCATTATGACAATAACCAAACTGGGGCCTGAATCCTACGATATAGCTAACCTGTATATCCAGTTGGGAACCTCAAAGGCAGTTTCCGAAACAACCGGAATACCGGAGCACGTAGTTGTAGAAACTTTAAGTAGGCCCGACACAAAAGCATATCTTAATGGTGTTTACCTCGATCTCGGTTATCGCAACCGTAATAAGCTAGGCGCTTTATTAGATAAGATGATTGACAGCAAGGTTGAAGAAGCCGAAGAGTCTGGAATCTACACATCAAAGGATCTCGTAGATCTACTTACCTTAGCTCATAAAATGCGTATGGACGAAATTAAGGCCGAAAAAGCAGATACAACCGTTAATGTTAATAACTTCGGTGACAATAGCAACTATGGGCAGCTTATGAATAGGCTGCTAGAGGGAAGAAAATGAAAGAAGATGCATTCTATAAAGTAGACGAGATTAACGCTCAACAAATTGAGAAGGCTCGTGAAGCTGGCCGAGAGTACCAGGGTAAGGAGCCCGATGCTCCTAAAGAAGATGCTAAGCCGGCTAAGGCTCCTGAACCAACGAAGGCCGAACAGCCTGCTCCCGAAAGCGGATCTGTCGCTCGGGATACTCTAGAAGCCGAATCCCACAAGAAATAGTAAAGGTCAGTCCTGAGTCTGAGAAATCCTCGGATCGTAGAAAGGACTGGGCTTTAATAGTAGTGAGCGCCGGCGGGATGGTTATGACTATCTTCGCCGGCTTTTCATTATGGTTATCAAGCGGCAACCCTAAGTATGTATTTTGGCTAGGAGCACTAGCCATGGCACAGATCGCCATTATATTTACTGGAATTCTAGGCTTGCTAGTAAAACGCGTACTGACTCTGTCACGTACGCAATTCTCAGTTTCAGACTTTGATCCTGATGATGAATTAATCCCAAGAAGCGACGCTGTATCAGCCGTCGAAGAGGCGGTACAGTCAGTGCCGGAAGTAACAACAAATGGCCTTACAGATCAGTCGAGCGGACGTAATCAGTGATTATATCATTGAAGACCTCCCAAATAGATTTATTAAACTACCAATCACGAACTACCTAGATGTAATTGGAGTTGATCCACTACCATCACAGATTGCAATTATTAACGCTGTTAATAAATATCGCTTTGTATGCGCAGCAATTTCACGCCGACAGGGTAAAACTTATATTGCGAATATCATTGGTCAGGTGGTTGCTCTAGTTCCTGGATCTGATATTCTTATTATGTCGCCGAACTACTCGCTGTCACAGATTTCGTGGGACTTACAACGTGAACTAATTAAGAAGAATTCGCTAGAGTTAGTTGTAGACAACAAAAAAGATAAACTGATTCAGTTAACGAACGGTTCTACTATTAGAATGGGTTCGGTAAACCAAGTGGACTCAGCGGTAGGTCGCTCGTATGATCTAATCATTTTCGACGAAGCAGCTCTAGCTGATGGTCGAGATGCTTTCGAGCGCGCACTAAGACCAACCCTAGATCGTCCGGGTGCACGTGCTATCTTTATTTCGACACCTCGTGGTAAGACCAATTGGTTTGCGGAATATTTTGAACGTGGGTATGACCCGATGTTCCCAGAATGGTGTTCGATTAAGGCAACCTATCATGATAATCCTAGAATGTCGGAATCGGACATTGAGGAAGCGAAGCGCACCATGTCGGAGGCGCTCTTTAGGCAGGAGTATGAAGCAGACTTCAATACCTATGAAGGACAGATTTGGCAACTTGAATCTCGTCACATTATTGGGGATGAAAACTGTCCTGTCAAGGAAGCACCCCCTCGCGAGTCTATGGATATTATCGCTGGCCTCGACATGGGTTATAAGGACAGCACTGCATATGTTATTGTCGGGTATGAGTTTAAGACTGAGAAGTTTTATGTCCTCGATGAATATATGGACAAAGAAAAGGTAACATCACAGTATGCGGAAGATATTAGGGAAGTCAATAATCGTTGGGACCCTGACTTTATTTTCATTGATGCTGCGGCAGCTCAAACGAAAGCTGACTTAGCTTATGACTATGATATTTTCTGTTCATCGGCGAAGAAGTCGGTATTGGATGGAATTGGTTATGTAGCTTCGCTAGTGGATGGTGATCGCTTGTTTGTAGATGGTGAACGTTGCCCTAACGTATTGGCTGCATTTGATGGCTATGCCTGGGACCCAAATCCGAACTTAATTAAAGAAAAGCCACAGCATAACCATGCATCCCACATGGCGGATGCTTTACGGTATGCGCTCTATTCACATGTGGAGTCAGTTGGTATTGGTTAACAATTTCGGGTATGCTGGAAAAAGAGATTGGTCTGTTTTCAGCATACCTGGGAATTATAGTTCTTGACTTCCTACCCTAACTCGGATATAATCAAAACAATGACATTCAAGAGAGATAAAATCAAATACGTACGTGATAGAGCAAAAGCTAGGTACGAAAAAGGCACTGCCTGTTTTATCTGTGACACGGATCAAAACCTAGAATTTCACCACTACCATACTTTAACTCCGCTTTTTAATAAGTGGGTCTTAAAAAATAAGGTAGATGTTAGCACTGAGGAAGCTCTGTTAGCTGTGAGAGACAGATTTATTTCTGAACATGAGGACGAGTTATATAAGGAAACGGTTACTCTATGTAAACCCCACCATATGAAACTACATTCTCTTTACGGAAAAGATCCTCCTTTATCCACTGCTGAAAAGCAAAAACGATGGACTTCCATTCAGAGAGATAAAAATGGGCTTACTATGGAATAAATCTGTTGAGAAGCTTAATCCAGCCCAACCGCTGATTAGCGGAGATGGAACTAGAGAAGAGACGAGTGTAGAACCCGTTTACAGTTATCAACAATGCTATGATCAACTAGAAGTAGTTAATCGTGGTGTTAATATGATTGTAGATGACGTAGCACAGATTAAATGTAATGTTGGTCCTAAACTGGATTCAGTTACTCCCCTAGTTTCGGGTATGAGAGCTATTCAACTAACAAGACTACTGAACAAAGAGCCTAACCCTTTCCAAGACATTAACTCTTTTAGACGATCACTTGTATTAGACTTTGTTATTGACGGAAACATCTTTATCTACTGGGATGGGGCACATATGTACCACCTACCAGCTACAAGAATGAAGGTAGTAGGTGATAAAAACACTTATGTTAGCCACTATGAGTTTGACGGACAACAAAAGTTCAAGTACAATGAAGTTATCCACATAAAGGACAATAGTTATCAGACAGTTTATAGAGGTGCTTCTAGACTGAAGCCTGCCCTTAGAACTATGAAAATCCTTCTAAGTATGCGGGAATTTCAAGATAACTTCTTTAAGAACGGCGCGGTTCCAGGTCTTGCTCTTCAAACAGACGAAAGACTTAATACTCGACATAAAAACGTTCTTCTAAATGAATGGAGTCAAAGATACAATCCTAAGACTGGAGGGCGTCGCCCTGTTATTCTAGATGGGGGCTTAAAGATTAGTCCTATCTCAGAAGTCAATTTAAAGGACTTGGACTTCCAGAATGGTATTGCTGCAAACGAACGTATTGTTCTTGAAGCTTTAGGTATTCCACCTATCCTAATGGATGGCGGAAACAATGCTAATATCCGGCCTAACCACAGAATTTACTACTTAGAGACAATTATGCCGATCGTCGAAAAGATGAACTCGGTATTTGAAAGATTCTTTGGATTTGAAGTATACGAAGACATTACTTACATTTATGCGTTGAAACCAGAACTTGCTGATGAAGCAAGTTATTTTACTTCGCTAGTAAATGGCGGTGTTATTTCAGCCAATGAAGCTCGTGAAGCTCTTGGTAGAAAACCAATGACAGGCCACGATGATTTACGTATTCCAGCTAATATTGCTGGTAGTGCGTCAGACCCAAGCACAGGAGGCCGACCTCCGGAAGATCCTAATGCTTAATAGAACCTTAGTACTCCGTGCTTTGATTAAATACTTTGAAGAAAAGGGGCGTGTACTTACGTATCAAGAGTATGCTCAAGAGACAGACACCCCCGTACGAGTCCAATCAATCAAACAAATTTTTGGTTCTTGGGCAAGATTGGAGAGAACAATTATGACTAACGAAAACAAGAACAGCCTGAACACAGATGCTGTACTAGCTGAAAACAATCAAGCTGCATACGATGCAGCCGAACAGTGGAAAGCAGCTAGTGAAAATCAAGACAAGAAAGCTCTTAAAGAAGCTGAAGCACAAGTTGTAGCTGAAAAGCTAGCAGCTAACGCAGCTACTCCAGAAGGCGCTAACGCAAATAAGATTGCGATTGGTGGTAAGCTTCCAAGTGAACAACAAGACTTCTCAGCTATAGGCGCAACTGTTCTAGTTGATCCTAAGAACCTTGAGCAAAAAGTTGTTGATCCAGAACCAGAAGTAATGGCACTAGCTATTTCTAAGGAAGGTAAGACTCCAACTGAACTACGCGATCTAGTAGCTGCTGATGCGGCTGTTAAGTCGGGTGACGTTCCAGTTGACAAGAGCACAGCCGGTGGTTCCACAGGTGAAGCTTCTATCGCAACAGTAGGCGCTATTGGCGACGCTGATAAGGCTGACACAAACAAGACAGCTACACCAGCTAAGAAGTAATTCTTATGGTAGCTCGCGTATTTAAACTTGACTCAGTAATCAAATCGATTACTGAAGATGGTGATCAGCTGAAGATCGTAGGATATGCGAGCACAGCTGATACTGATAGAATGGGCGATGTAATTATTCCAGACGCCTGGAATAAAGGTGGTCTGGACAATTACAAGCAAAACCCAATTCTACTATTTAACCACAATTACGGTACGCCCATCGGGCGCGCAACCGGATTAGAAGTTGATAGCACTGGTCTTAAGATCGAAGCATCTATTAGTAAGTCGGCTGGCCCTACTTACGGACTTGTAAAAGACGGTGTACTTAGCACGTTCTCAGTTGGCTTTTTAATTAAGCATGCTGATTATAACGAAGCAACAGACGGGTACATTATTAGAGACGCCGAACTTCTAGAAGTTTCAGTCGTATCTGTGCCATGCAATCAGAAAGCAACTTTTAGCGTTGCAAAATCATTCGAAAACGCTAAAGATTTAGCTGAATTCAAAAAAGAAGTAACAGGTCAAGACACTGACAAAGAGGAAGTAAATGCTTCCGATAGTAAGTCTTCATCTACATCCGGTACC